ACCACGGCCAGCGGCAACCGTCCGACCTATGAAACCAGCCGCAGCGAAGAAGTCAGCCACGGCGATTTAGCCTGGGCGACCATGCACGCGCTGGCAAACGAGCCGCTGCAGGGACAGGCGGCACACATGCAGAACATTGTGGAGATTTATTAATGAGCAAACACAGGAACCGCAGCCGGACATCATGACCAGCGGGACAGCGTCGAAGGCGTTAACCTTAGGCGACCCGATCCCGGTGCTGGACCGCCGCGAACTGCTGGACTATGTGGAGTGTGTAATCAATGATCGCTGGTATGAACCACCCGTAAGCGTTGACGGGCTGGCGCGCACGTTCCGTGCCGCCGTGCATCACAGCTCACCCATCAGCGTTAAGTGCAACATTCTGGCGAGTACCTTTATACCGCACCCGTTGTTGAGTCAGCAGGCGTTCAGCCGCTTTGCGCTGGATTACCTCATTTTCGGCAATGCCTATCTGGAGAAGCGGACCAGCCGCCTCGGTAACACGCTGAAGCTGGAGCCGTCTCTGGCGAAGTTCACCCGTCGCGGTCTGGACCTCGATACCTACTGGTATGCGCACTATGGCATTAACACGGAACCCTATGAGTTTGCGAAGGGCAGCGTGTTTCACCTGATGGAGCCGGACATCAATCAGGAGATTTACGGCCTGCCAGGCTACCTGTCTGCCATCCCGTCGGCGCTGCTGAACGAGTCGGCCACGCTGTTCCGCCGCAAGTATTACCTTAACGGCAGCCATGCGGGTTTCATCATGTACATGACCGACCCGGCACAGAGCCAGCAGGACGTGGACAATATTCGCGGTGCCATGAAAAGCGCAAAGGGCCCTGGCAACATCCGTAACCTGTTTATGTACAGCCCGAACGGGAAAAAGGACGGCATCCAGATCATTCCGCTATCAGAAGTGGCGGCGAAAGATGAGTTTCTGAATATCAAGAATGTGAGCCGTGACGACATGCTGGCCGTGCATCGTGTACCGCCGCAGCTGATGGGGATTATCCCGAACAACACAGGTGGATTTGGTGATATTGAAAAGGCCAGCAAGGTATTTGTGCGCAATGAACTCATGCCACTGCAGGCACGCATGAAAGAGTTAAACGACTGGCTCGGTTTAGAGGTTATCAGGTTTGCGGCGTACAACCTCGATTTGGAAAATGGTGGCTAATTCACAGCGGATAAAATGAGCGCCCAAGGGCGCTTTTTTACGACTTTTCAGGTGAATATTGACATCGTGTTGCTAACCTATCCTTTCTGTTTTTATTTAGAATTTAAAATGCTATGTTAGAAGCTTCTTCTTTGTTGAATGACGCCCAATATGAGACCTAATAAAGCATTAGAGTTTTATGAGAAGCTCTATTTTTATGAAATTGAGAACAAAGATAAAATTCATAACCGTGCTCAAGCAAGCTTAGGTTTGTTCGTTATAGCCATGACCGTGCTTACATACCTTGCAAAAAACACAACATATGATGATCATCATTGTCTCACCATCATTGTTCTCACTTTAGTTACAATTTCTTTCGGCATGATTATAGTTTCATGTATTCTTATGATAAGAGTCATTTGGAAAAATCAATTTCGCTACTGTCCCCACGCATCTAATTTAAATGAATACAATCTACAATTGATAACGCACGAAAAAGATTACAAAAAATACTCAGATGATTATGAGCTTGAGTACGATGGCTCTCAAGATGCTAATGTTTTAATGCTTGAATATCTTCATTCGGAGATAATCGAATGTGCCACTCACAATAGTACTATAAATGAAGTTAGAACAAAAAAATTATATGGTTCTCTACAAATATTTTTTTGTTCACTTTTGCCATTAATAATCGCTGTTGTTCTTTTCCTCGCTGCTGATTTAGATGCGGCATCCCCAAGAAAAAAAGCCGAGCCTCAATATTTGATAATTCCTTTGGAAAACATAAGGAGAACTTGATGTCAAAGCCTGTTCCACAGCCTCCCAAACCACCAGTACCTCCTCCAGGTAGATTGGTATTTGATTGGGTAAAAAATAAAGATGAACAGAAAAAAGATAAGGATAAGAAAAAGTGACTGAAAACAAAAAACCAACTTCACCGCCACAGCCACCCAAAAAGCCGGAACCACGTTTTTTGAAAGAAAATAACGAAAATCCTTTTAAGAAAAGAGGTATTAATAATGGCTGATAATGAAAAGTCAAAATTGCCACCTTCATCACCGCAGCCGCCGCAGGCGCCAAAAAAACCTGAGCCTCGCTGGGCATTTGATCACGACGACGTAGCGAAGAATAAAAAGTAAGTAATTCATCTTTATAATAACCCTCTTTTTATTGAAGGGGGTTATTTTACTTTTGAGTATTTATATCACTCCAACAAGCTATCTCAAAAATTTACCTCATTTCAATCTGATTCTGCCGGACAACCTCAGCCAACCATCCTTCACCCCGTCCCAAAACAAGGCTAGCGACAGCGGGCCAGCAACTGGGCGCATTGTCATGGCTAAATGTCGTGGCGCGCGCTCGTAGCCCCGCCACGCCTGCCCGCTTTATGCAGCGGTTTTCATGCACCTGCATGACATAAACAAAAGCCCGCCAATACTGGCGGGCCTGAGCATCAGAGATCCTTTTGGGATCATGCGATTTCATGCAGCATAGTCATGCACTCACGGCTCGTAGTTCTGTTAGGCCTTTCATCACACAGCCTGATTCATTGAAAGGCTGTATTCATGATTGCGTAGACGAGCCATTAACTCACCTGTGAGTTCGGAAACCCACTCAATTGCCATGCGTTTTTCTTGATAACTACAATCGCTGACAGCAACAAGTTTTAAAAAGAAATCAATACGCTGAAGCTTCACCGACTCCAAAAGATAGTCCTGCATATTCCCTCCTCTGCTTACTACCACTGTTTATACATACAGTATAAAAAATCCAGTCGGAATTGAAACTATTTCTTATGTATCAATGGGATTGATCTGAACCTTGCCCGATCAGAATGGTTCTTCCTGCAATCTGCCTTTCCCGTAGAAAAGCCTCATTTTGCCCCCTGCATTGAGGCTACAGCCCTTAAGCAACAGCCCAATTTCATATTCATCACCGTTAAATCCCCTGGCTTTTAGTTCCAGCTCTAACCGTCGGCGCTCTGGCCCCGTACAGTTATTGACAGAACTCCAAGGGGCGGCAATGCCGCCAGAAAAACCAGCCTCCGCTGGCGCTTCGGCCAATTTAGCGACCTTTTCCCATTTGACCAGGCGCGTCATGACTTCTGAATCCGGCACCATTGGCGAATAGATACCCTGCACCCGCTGAACATCTTCGCCGTACTCATTGCCCATTTCGGTAAGTTCGTAGCAAAGGCGGATCACTAAATCCTCACGCGCCACTAACGGCCCGCCCTGCGCCATCGTATAGGACGCCCAACAGCTGGCAACGGAAGCTGACGCCAGCACCGCATCCATCTGCTTATCTGGCAGATGTGCATCACCCATACGGCGCAGCTCACGCCAGACAGTCACAGGCGCACCGCCGATCTGCTGAAACTGACGAATACGCCAGCGTGAAGCCCATGCCGAAACAGCCTTAGCCATGTCGCGCATATTTGCGCCGGTTTCATCATCTTTCTCGCCGTCCATCGCGTAACCGTCGATATTCTTTGAAATATATTTGGCGATATAGCCTGTCGCACTGCCCTTCTCAGGGTCGATCGGCTCGGCATGAAATCGTGCTTTCATTGCCTGCGGTGTGGTCAACTCCCCGGAATCCTCTTTATAAGCCTGATCACGCATGATTTGCTGAACCCGCTGGACGTTTTCAGGGCGCATAAACAGCAGCATGTGCCAGTGCGGCGTGCCGTCGTGGTGAGGTTCAACAACGCGAAAGCCAAAGACATGAATAGCTTCGCGTGACAGTGCCGCGCGGATCCTCGCCCATACACGGCAGAGATAACGCTGGGTGTCACGTGGGCTTGAACCGTTCCACTGAGAAACAAAGCCGCCCTGGCTGTAAACTGCGTGATAACGTGATGGTGCTGTGATTGTATAAAACTCACCTACGCACCCTGTTTCATTGGCGACATCCTCAAACCCACGCATTCTGGTCATCAATTCGCGGCGGCGTATTGCCGGATTGGACACGCTGCGGTTGACCATTTCATCCAGCGCAATACGGTCCCCGTCCTGATTGATGAGATCAAAGCGATTGAAGAATTCACGGTTACGTTTTTTCTGCTCTATCCATTCGGCCAGCGTGCTGCGGGAAACGTAAGGTGATGCGGCTTTCTGCACCTGCCCAACCGCGATAGCCATATGTTCACGCTGTAAATCTCGCATCTGCTTCAGGCGGCCACGCCACCATTCAGGAGCCATCATGCGAAGCAGACCAGACTGGGCTTTGCGCAGAGGCAATTCACCTTTAGCTGAACAGAACTCTGCCCAGTAAGGTGGCTGCGTTCCTGTCAGCGCAGCCAGTTCAGCGATGTAACGGTATCCGGTGAGCGTCACGGGCAGTTCGTCCGCCTCCTGTGGTATGGAGACCTTATCAACGAACTCAGCCAGACTTTGTGACAGGAAGGAGGCCATCTTATAAGCCAGATCGCGAATGTCCTGGCGGTCTAGCGTTGGAAGGCGATCAAGCTGTTTGATAAAGGGCAGCTCAAACTGCGCAGCATCGTTCAGCCGGTAGCGGGTGCGTACAAGCTGCAGGCGTGGCAATACGCTCTGGCCAATGGTCTGGCGCAGAAAAGCATTGGCCCGCCGACGGCCATGTTTTCCTGAAAGGATTTTTTGATAACGGTCAGCGAAGTACCCGGCCAGGTAGTCTGGCATGTCATGCAGGTATTGGCTGCGCCAGCTGTGATCGTCGGGGTTAGCGTTCCACAGCTTCAGCTCAGCCAGGGTCATGTTACGCGGCGTTCTGACGCCATAATTCTCACGCTGCATTTTCAGGGCAGCGTGATAGTCACCATTAAACTCAACGGCGTTTACGGCAATATCGGTCACAGTGAAGCCACATGCTCAATATGCGGGACGAGAATGATCTTGATTGCGCACTTGCCTTCTTCGGCAGCAAGGCCGGACTTACTGCCGGCCCACTTCAGGATGATGCTCATAACGCCGCCCCTTTGTAGTGCACGCTTTTCAGCTCACTGATCTGTTTGCAGGTCACGCAGAGGGAAACGCCCGGCAGTGCGCGGCGGCGCTGCTCAGGGATTTCTTCGCCGCAAGTGAGGCAGAAAAATTCACTCGCTCCAGCAGGACGATGAATAGTGTTAGCTAGATTGCGCGCCAGTTCTTCCTGTACACGCTGCTGTACCAGATCCATTGAGTCGGCCATCAGTGCATCTCCTGTGCCTGGTTCTCAAAACGCTCTGCCTCTTTGTCCAGCAGCTCGATGATTTCTACAGCGGACATTTCATTTTTGCGGGCATGAATTGCCAGTGCGGCCAGGCGGAAAGAAACGGACAGCGCATCATCACTACGCTGTTCAGTTTTTGCTTTGCTCAGCAGGGCATTAAGCGCGTCTTCGTCAGCTTTAAAATTTCGGGTCTGGATATTTCGCATTACTCTCTCTCCTGAATTCGGGCAAAAAAATGCCCGGCGGGTTTACGCCATTTAATTTCGTTGGGTTAATTAATTAGGTAATGTCATATTCTTCGGAAATAAACTCACGACTGCTTTTAAGTGATTCATTGCGCTAATCAGCGCCGTTTTTTCGTCACTCGTCAGTTCACTGAAATCAACGCCGTGACGTTCTTTGCTGATATTTGCTAGGAAGAAAATCGCGCTCAGTGCGCGGCCATTCTGTTCAGCCTGGTGATCGTGCTTGTTGCGCATGTCTTCGATAAAGCGTTTGAGTTCATGACTGCAATCGCCGTACATCATTGTGCGAAGTGCTGAGATATGATTAAGCGCACAGGCACGTTGCCCTGCGTTCATCTGAACAGTGATACTCTCAGCCTTGTAACCCATGATTTTTTCCTCTTACCGGTTAATCCTGCCAGCAGTTCGGCCTGTGATATTGCCGGATGCCAGCGCTGGCCTGTTTTAGTTTCAATCCAGCCATGCCCTAAATCTTGTAACTGCTGTGGTGGTGACTGTTGTTTCAAAAATCTTACAAAAACCTGCATAATCCTCACTCCATTATCTGTTACGACATGAGGCGCAAATGCTGAATGAGAAAGAAATAGAACGCTTCGAACTTCTGGAGAAGGATCTTCAGCAACTCCGCTCCGAAGTTAATATTCAAAATATGGTTATTTCAGGACTTCTTAACGCTTACTTCACTAATAAAAAACATGATCATTCTCTTTTCTATTCTGCCGTTCGCAGTGAGTTAAACAAACTTCCGCCCGGCTCTGACACCCAGCACATTTTCATGAGCGCTATTGAAAAATGGGTTAACAGGTACAACAATTAAATATATGTAAGAGGTGATACTTTATTACGTATCACTTCTTTGACTTCTTCACCGCGAAACCTCGTACCATCTTTTAGAGTAAAGAAATAACTGCCATCGCCTGAAATGGATGGAAAGCACAACGCAACATCCCAATCTTTAACTTCTGCGCGCTTACCCTGTAAATTAAATTGATAGGTCAATACTTTGATCATAACTACCTCACACCATCCCCATAGATGCACCGATACCACTCAACACATCAGCAGTACCTGAAAGCGCAGGGTTAGAATGCACTCGTGCCTGAACCGCCAGTGCTGCCAGAGTCAGGCAGCGGATCCCTGCGTGTACGTTTTGAACCAGACCACGGCGACAAGATGCTGTTAATTGCTCCTGGCACACCACGCCCGCAGCTAACTGCCCTACTTCGGCAGTGGCTTTAAGTACATAAGCAGGTAGATTCTCCTGCGCCATTTCGTTAACAGGTACGCATGGCAGGCAATGCAGCTGCGCCAGTGCGCCGTCAATCAGCGTGGCGTCTTCCGTCAGATCGGTCAGCAGCAGCAGTTCACGAACGGTTAACTGGTGAACCTGTTCCGGATTGAGTTTGTTACGGATAGTCTGAGGATTCAGCCCGGCTTTGTTAGCCAGCTGAATGATGTTGTGCTTCAGTGCAAACGCCCGGCACGCATCATCAAAATGGCTATGTGTGGAGACTCGAAAATCAAACATGATAAATCCCTTCTGCTATCCCAATATGGATGTATCAAGCCTGCATTGTGATTTCGCAGCCAGCAGCGGCTTCGATAGTGAGAGCAACCATGTTGATTTCGATAAGTCCGTTTAAGCCCTCTTTCTTTCTGATGGGTAAACGGTTTTCACGGTACATCTGGCGAACGGTGCCTTCCTTGTAACCAGTGCGACGGCAGAACTCTTCGACAGTTATGTAAGGTTCCGAGATCACGAGATTGATTGAAGGACGCATTGAAAGTTTACGGGTCATGATGCAGTATCCTCTGTTGAGTTCTAGCCAACTCTATTAATCACTATTAAACACGTCTTGATACGACGAGTGAATACTAGGATCACAAATTGGAAAGGTCAACGAAAGATTTTACGAGTCGTAAAGCACCAACTTTACCAGAGGGTGGTAAAGATCCCATTGAGCGTATCGTTCAGGCATATGGTTTTTCATCCCGACAGGCACTGTGCCGTCATTTGAATGTGTCTCAAAGCACTATGGCTAACCGCATAATGCGTGGGAACTTTCCTGCTGATTGGGTGCTGATTTGCTCAATGGAAACCGGCACTTCTCTTGAGTGGCTGACCTATGGACGCGGTGACTCTAACATCACAAATCAAGATCAACCATTGACCAAAATCGAACTCAAAAAAATCACAAATGGGAACTTTTCATCATCTGATTGGGTTGCATATGACGCTCAGCTCTTACCAAGTGATGTAAAAGCCCCGTTATTAGTACATTTCGAGAAACAGAATTACCTGGTTGATATGACCACCGCAGAGATCACCGACGGGCTGTGGCTCATTGAGATTGATAAGCTCATTAGCGTTAAAGAGCTTTACCGTTTTCCAGGCGGGCGCATTCGCGTTGAGAATGGAAAAGCTTCATTCGAATGTAAAGCAGATGACATCAGGGTTTTGGGCAAAGTCGTTGCCCGCACTGAGTACCTTTGAAGGCTAAGCATGGCGATAAATAAATTACCCAGCGGGAAATGGCAGGTGCAGGTTTTTCCCAATGGCCGAGACGGCAAAAGGATTCGCCGACAGTTTGCGACGAAGGGCGAAGCACAATCCTATGAGAAGTTCGTAAAAGATCAGGCTCAGGATAAGCCCTGGCTTGGAGAGAAAACAGATAAGCGCCGGGTAATCGAGCTGGTTGAATTATGGTTCAACACACATGGCATCACCTTGGCGGATGGCGAGAAGCGGCGAACTACAATGGCATTCGCCTGCGAAGCGATGGGAAATCCACTGGCTACCGAATTCAACGCAAAAATTTTTGCGTCTTACCGCGAGCAGCGATTAAGCGGAAAGATCACCCGCTCCACTCGGGTGAAGACGGTTACGCCTCGCACGGTTAATTTAGAGCTGGCATATTTCAGGGCGATGTTTAACGAGCTACGCCGGTTAGATGAATGGACCGCACCCAACCCGTTAGAGAACGTGCGCGAGTTTAAAATCAGTGAATCGGAGATGGCATATCTCACCATTGAGGAAATCAGAACCCTCCTGGCCGAATGTGAGAACAGCCGATCTAAAGATCTGACGACCGTTGTGAAAATCTGCCTGGCAACAGGTGCACGATGGAGTGAAGCCGAAGGCTTGAAGGGCAACCAAATCCGCGCCGGTCAGATCATCTACGTGAAAACTAAAGGCAAGAAAAACCGCGCGGTGCCGATAACTGAAAAATTGCAGGCTGAGCTACCATCAAACAGGAAAGCGCAGTTGCTCTTTCAACCATGTTATTCAGCTTTTAGAAAGGCTATGCAGCGCGCTGGCATCGAAACACCTGCCGGGCAGCTTACGCACGTTTTGCGACATACCTTCGCTTCTCATTTCATGATGAATGGTGGGAATATCCTCGTGCTTCAGCGCATACTGGGACATACGGATATCAAGGTGACAATGCGGTATGCGCACTTAGCCCCAGAGCACTTAGCTGATGCCATGTTACTAAATCCACTAAATTTCATGAGTAATGATTGAGATGGAAATCATTAGCCATTCATTCAGTCATTACTGAATTAGCATATTAACTATCAAAGCGGCAAAGAATCCCCCTCACCTTCAAACATTAATAAGAATAAAACTGCGGAGTTAAAATGCCTGAAGACGTTGAAATTAAAAAAAACAGCAAACCTGATTGGTATAAATTTCAAGAAGACATTTGTGAGCATTTTATAAACCTAGGTGCTAGCGCTAAAACCAATGTGAGAGTTGAAGGTGTAAGAGGCTTTTCTGATATTGACGTTTTAGTAGAATCAAAATATTTAGGAACTGACTTTAAGTGGTTAGTTGAAGCTAAACATTGGAAAAGTAACGTCACTAAAGAGATTATACATGCATTCTTCACGGTGCTTCAGAATACTGGAGCGGACAGAGGATTTATCATATCTAAAAATGGTTTTCAATCTGGAGCAATTGAGGCAACTAAACATACTAACATCAGCTTGTATACATTTGAAGAGTTCAAGAAAAAAACCAGCCATTTAGTTCAGTCTAACGTATTGAAATCTCTATTGAATAGAGCGATCCTTACAAGTGTGAGGTACTGGGGGCATACAAAAAAAACCAGAATAAAATATGAACTCAGATATGACATATATGACATTAGACAAATCTTATCATGTGGAATGATCCTAATAATCCTTACTGAAATAATTGCTGATGAAGATATAGAATACCCATTAGATGTATCCCGCTATATACAAAAAAAAACTGATTTGATTAATAACTTCCATGAATTAGTACACTGGCTAAACTTAAACCTTAATGAAATAGACCGAAAGATTTTAGACGCCGAAATATCTATGTTAAAAAATGGCGAGTTCGCTCCTGATTATGATTATTTTACTCCTGACATTATAAGATTATGCACAAGAGAAAAAATAAAAAAAATTCTTGATTATGAATTTCTTCCTGAAAACGTCAGGGAAATGATAATACAAAACCAGAGAATGCGTGAGGAATATAAAAACTTTGAAAAAAGTCAGCACCAATGATTTTTAAGTAAAAATATTATAACAGAGCTTTCTTGAAAAATAAGCCGGCTCTGTAAAATGATAAAAAAATACACCTATACTGATAACTCTTTATTATCAGAGCTACCTTTAAAAGAGGAAAGTTATCACTGTTTCTTTAAAAATAAGGATTTCATAAACCACTCTATGGTCAGCTTAAAAATAACGTATATTAAACTTAAGTTTACATTACAACTCGTTAGTCATCTCAAGGTAAAAATGGCAGCAAAGTGGCAGCAGAGCGCAACGCTATGTGCCACTTTTCATCACTATTAGGCCTGAAGAAAATATAGAAATCAGTAAGTTACTGATTTCACTCGCTTCGAATTGGGACTCATAATCGCTTGGTCGCTGGTTCAAGCCCAGCAGGGGCCACCAAATTTTACCTGTTAAATCAGCATATTGAAGCTAGCTTTCAGGGTGGCTTTTTTGTTTATCCTTCAAATCCCCCTTCCTTGTTTCTCTCTTCCTATAAAAATCTGAAATTTTTCTGTTAAGCCACCGCCAGCTAACCCGGCAGGCCGGAAATCTGCTGATTGATGTCCGATTCCATCAGATGGAAAGTTCGGCCTTTCGCGAACTCAACAGGCGGCGTGGTGATGCCTTAGTGCGCATATCTCCACTGGTCGGGGCCGTGCCGGGTAAACTACGTCAGGGAGATGAAGGCTTCAGTATATTGCCGTTTCACCTCACCCTTTCCATGATTAACCTCACACTCGCTTACCCACTATTTTCCCTGTAAAAGACGCCACTCATCCTCATTCTGATAACCCGACTAATACTCAGGGCTGACTTTTTAACCCTGCAGAGGGTGTATCAG